GAGACACAAACAGTACAGCACGCCCGATCATGTTAGGAAAAATGCAAAAATGTTTTGGAATTTTGGCGTGTCGAGAGAGATCAGATACGAAGTAAACTGCAGGAAGGACAACCGCACAGCAAAGATTTTGACCTTTGATCCAACTCCCTTATCAACGCAAACAACAGATAGTGCTAATAGAGGTGATTACAATATAATCCACACAAGCAAGGCCTATGACACAGTTCCGGGACAAACTAAGAAGTTTTATGATGTTGCCGGGGACGGAAAATGTTTTCAATTAGACGAGCCAGAGCAATATGAAAGCGTGATTGAAATACAAACAACAAACTTAAAAGAAATATCTAATCAACACGGGCGTGATGTAGATGTCGTTAAATTAGATGTTGAAGGACGTTGGTATGAGATGCTAAACGAAATACTAGATTTGTCATTGCCGGCAAAAGTGATTCTCTGTGAATGCGAAATGAACATAGGCGTTATAGATAAAAATTTTGATAGACTAGATGAGACCGTGGAAAAATATCAAAGCCGAGGATATAAAGTTTGGACAAATAGGGTTGGCAATAAAGAAAACATCGAACTTATTTTTACCAAAAATATATAGATTACTATTTTCTTCCTGAAAGTATCTTGTGTATATCTTGCCAATTATTCACCCTGATTATCCCGTCATGATTAAGGTCTTTGTTATATGGGTGATCTATTAATATAGGCTTTAAACCGTATTTGAGCCCGGCTACAGCGTTGGCAGGCTTGTCCTCGACCCAATATAGTCCGGTGTTGTGAAACTCGGCTAACGCACTGTCCTTGTCTGCTCCGGTGCCTAGTATATGGTAATTTGTGAATACATGCTCCCCAAATAGTTCACCCAATCTCCGTTTACGTAATTCCTGTGCTGGTTTGTCAGATGTCTGAGATGTTATTGGTATGAATGTCCACCCCTCTGCCGCTAGTAGTTTTACCCATGTCTGTGATCCAAGCATTGGACGTTGTGTGCCCATCCATGCACTTCTGTTGAACTCTCTTATTTGTATTCTTATTTCGTTTTTTGTTAACCCAAATCTTTCTTCCATCCAGTATGTGTCTTGCTTGTCTGGCAGTAATCTGTGAGGATGATATCTGGAACCTCTGTCGTCAAACAGTGTCTTTTGTAACATCCATTTTGTGAAATGGTGTTCCCATTCCAACAGCACACCGTCTACATCTGTGAGTATTATTCTGTTATTTGATATCGGCATCTTCCATTCCTGCTACTCTCAATTTAACAATGTTTGTTATCTGCCATTGTTTCTGATCTAAACCTTTGGTGATGCCTAACCATTGATTCCTTATCAATGCAAAGTCATTTATAATTTTATCCATGTCAACGACATCGTCTTCACCGTCCACATACTTCTCTGCGTCTCTGCTTGATAGTGCTCTGTTGTAATTTTCTAGGTATTTTCTAAAGGTCTTTGATCTTAACCTTCGTAATTCTATGTTTAGGTATTCTAGTATTGCTTCTAGTTGTTGTAGTTGACTGAATCTTTCTTCAACTATTCCAGGTAATGATGCACTGGCTCTTTCTAGGTTACCGTATATCTTGCACTGCTTTTTGGCTTCTAGTAATTCCTTATCAAAGTATGCTACACAGTCTGGTATCTTGTCTAGGTTTCTGCTAACTTCGTTGTACCAGTTTATCATTCATCAGCATCGCCGTAGCCCATGTCTTCAGATTCTTCTTCCTCAAACACAGTATTAACGGCTTCCTCTAGTTTTGGATCAAGCTCTGCAGATCCTCTGAGTACATCATGCTCCACCCCTATGTCTTCTAGGCTTTTAATAAAGTCAATAGCAAAGTCTAGTTTCTGTCTTTCAGGAACATAATGTATAATGGAGTTCCACAATCGTTCAATATCGGCGTGATCAAAGTCTATCATTATTTTTCTGTTTTAGTTTTTGTTTTAGGTGCTACGTCAACTTCGATAGGAGCATCAGTATCTTCTTTGTCAGCAAAGTCTGTTTCTTCTTCAAAGTCTGCCATTAGCATATCTAATTTATCACCTATCCATTGTTTTCTAAAGTCGATATGTTCTTTACCTGCTTTATCAATGTATTTCAGTCTGTTTCCTTGTTGCACTAGTACACCTTTCTTCTCAAATAGGTCAACTAGTCCACTGTATGGGTTCATTCCTGTTTCATATGGTATCTTAACCTGTACTGATTCAAATGGTTTAGAGTATCTTGTTTTCATAACTTTACAAGCGGCTCTTATACCTCTTACGTCTGAGACTTTGTTACCGTCTAGATCCTCTTTTAATTTAAGTTTCTTCATTGCAATAACAATCGAACTTGCATAGATAAATCCTTGTCCACCCGATATCTTGTCATCAGGATCAAACATGTCCTGCGATGCGTATGTATGGTTGGTTGCTATAAGTCCTACGTTCCACGAACCAAACATGTTAACACAGTTTCTTACAAGAGCTGTCAATGCCTTGGGTTTTCTACCCAGGTCACCTTTCATATCTCCTGCTTCAAACTGATTAACGTCAGTTGGTGTAAGCATCATGCCTAAACTGTCTATGACAAATAGCACTTTAGGTGCACCTTCTTTGTCGTCTGCATGTTGCTCTTTGTAACCTTTCATAAATTCAGAAATAGTTTTTGCTACATCGTCAATCATTGATACGCTTAACTTCAAAAGTTTATCTTCTGATGTGTCTACTTTCAATGCCTGTAACCATTTTTCGTCTAGTGCGTTCTCTGTGTCAATTAAGATTACAAAGATGCCTTGGTCTTGTGCATTCTTGATTATGTTACCTGACGCTATGTAACTCTTGCCTGCTCCTGATTCTCCTGCAAGTACAGTCACCTTACCTAGTGGAATTCCTTTGTTGAAATCTCCAGTCATCAAATAATTTAATGCGTAATTTCCTGTGCTGATCCAATCTGTGGGATCGCTAAATCCTATACCTAACCCTTGTATAGATTTTGTAATACTTTTTCTAAACTTTGTTGCGTCAAATACTTTTGTCATAATTTATATCCTTGTAATCAATATTAGCATACCTAGGCCCTAACGTCAATATCAGGGCCTTGGTAAAATGTCAGATTATTTTGCTTGTCTTGATCTTATTAGTTTCAAGATGTCCTCTGCTCTCTTGGCACTGTCGCCTGCTGGAGCCGCCGTTACCGGGGCCGCCTCAGGTTGTGGTGCTGGCGCAGTTACAGGTGCCGCAGTTACTGGTGCCGCTTCTGTTACTGGTGTTGCCGCTGGAGCCGATGCTGTTGGTACTTGTACCTGTGGCTTGCCTTGGTAGGCCATGCCCGCTGGTCTGAAGTACTGTCCATACTGCTCAAGATCATAAGCCTCACCTTCAACAGATTTCGCAAATAATTCTGCAATTATTTTAACTTCTGCTTCGGTTGGCTCTTTTGGTCTGAAGTCACCTAGGTTGTGTAAACCATGTGTGTCGATTGCGGCTCTTTCTGCCTCATCTAATGCACGTTCTCTTCTTGACCATTTTGATGTAGAGTAGTCAGCATAACCACCTTTAGTTGTTTTAGTAATCCTAAAATCAACACCTTTCACGTAATCAGTTGGCATTTCTTCCATCTCTGGATCCATTAATGCTCCTCTGATAATGTTAAAGATCTGAGGTCCAATTATAAATCTTCTTACTGGATTCTCAGGAGTTGAGTCCTCTGCTAGTGGATTTGTTGTGACAAAACCTTGGAAAATGTAACTTTTCTTCTTCCAGTATTTCCTGCCCATGTCTTCCATGCTCTTGTCTTTGAACCATGGTCTAACTTCTGTCAGTACTGGACAAGTCTTGCCATACATCTCCATGCAAGGTACTTGCACTGTAACTGGTCTAGAATCTGTCTGACCTTTGATACCCGCAAAAGGTAACTTGATCATGTTTCTCTCAGTCCAGAAAAATGTGTTATTAGTATCCTTATCCGGTAAGAACCTAATGACTGCTTCTGAGCCTTCGTTTATATTCCAGTGTGGGTAGATGGCGTTGTCTCCGCCTGTGTTGGAAGTGGAGCGATTCACTTCTTGAGATTTTAACTTCGCTCTTATTTCAGCCAATGATGCCATAATGTAAGCCTCCTTTATTGTGCCTATGTTTGTTTTAGTTTGCCTAAGTGTATATTAGACATATAGTACATAATATACAACTATATTTATCAGTTGTCTACTGTTATTATTGGTAATGTGGAGATTTTATGAACCACACGCACTAATACAAGTCTTGATGTAATTCTTTGTGTCTATGGAATGTTTTATCTGTCCTTCCACTACGGGTGTTTGACTGAAATAACAACAAGCCGCAATTACACCTGATGCATTCAAATATAAACTAGACAATTCTAAGTGCATACAATTTTTCTTTTCAACAATTTTTTTGGTTTCTTTTCCGCCTGTTTTTTTGTCAAGTATTTTTACTTTCCTTTTCCATTGCTGATCGTGTTTGCTCCATGGTCTTATATCCACAGATTTGCCAGACCTATAATCATACGTTTCGCTACAATATCGAGCATTCTTTACAAATTCAAATTTCTTGAAACCCATATTAGTTGAAAGCCTCATGCAATCTTTAATTTGATGTTCGTTGTGTGCAAATGGAATAAACTGCCAAATAGCATTGCCTCCTGCATCTATGAACGATTTAGCATTTTCAATTATTTTTTTCCAATTAGTGGCCTGTCGATAAATTTTATGCGTGTCCTCTAGTCCGTCAATGGCGAACCATACAGTCAATCTGTCACCAAAAATTCTTGCTAGGTTGTGCCACCAGTCCTTGGAACGTAGACTTCCGTTTGTGTGTATTTGTAATTCTAGGCCACGATCTTTAATAACTTCTAGTTGTTCATTGATAATTTTACTCGCACACGGATCTCCTAGGTTACCACAGAACTGTACTACTGTTAGGTTAGGGAGTTTACCAATTACTTGTTTTAATCTGTCTACAGACAGGTCTTGTAGTACAAAATTTGATAATCCATGCCCTTGATTGTTTCTAGCACAAGAAGAACACCATGCATTACACCTAGTGCTTGGTTCTACATGAAGCCATTTAATATAATCATACATGTATGATATTTAAACTAGTTAGGAAAATTCAAAAAATTATGCTATGTTGGCCAGCGTCTTGATTCTGTCTAATTCCGTGTTGATCTTTTCTGCTTCCGCTTGTGCTTCTGCTGGAACTTCCATTTCTTCTTCTGAGAAGAATTCTTCAGGTTGTAAGCCTGCCATTTCTATGGCATCTTTCAGTGTGTACTCGTCGTCGCCAACTTTGAACTTGTCGCCTGCTTTCATGCCTGCCGCTTTGGCTTTGTTTACTGCGTTTGCGAATTGATTGCCTTCGCCTGCCATTGCTGGTTGTTTCATT